TCCTGTTGCTGTTGTGCTGCTTGTTGTTGAGCTGCAGCTCTTTGCTGTCGGATAGCCTGGACTTCATCCACTGATCGGATCACTTTCGATGGTACACCTAACACTCTTGCTAAGTGATTAACCATGCGGTCACTATCAATGAAATCCATTACTGGACTCATCTGTGACATCGGAGTGATAATCTCTAAGGTACGAAGTATTGCCTGGACATCACCTTGTTTCTGAGATCTTGCCAATGGTGATACATATTCGATATCAATGGTTTGACCTTGAAGTTCTTCTGGTGCTGGAGGTAATATTCCTTTCCTTAGGAGAATATTAAAAGTTCTATTAATCAAAGGCTGTAACATCTCTGATTGTAATCTCCCTAATACAGGAGCTAGTAATCTCATTTTTTCTTCATTACGCTGCATAACTTCCGTTGCAGTCATCTGAATGTTTTGTGACATTAATAACTGGTCGATGTAGTAGGCTTGTTTAATGGCAGTTCTTCTTTGTTCTTCAATATTTAAACCTAAAGGTGTATTCGCTCCAATGTTTAAAGGAGTAATCGTATCTCTTGAACCACTACGATAGAAGTTTAGTCCACCTGGTTGTGTTCTTACGGGTAAAACAAAAGAGTCATCAGGCACTAACAATGGTGGATCTACCATTTTCTGTGCAGCCTTAATTGTTGTTTCTGCCATCTTGTTAATCATTTTGATATCAGCAAGAGCGGTCATACTTGGTGATCTACCATAAATCTCATTACTGGATTTTAACCATCTCGGTACAACAAAAGGGAACTCCATAAATCCAGAGATATTAATAATAGTTCCATCTTCATCATAATAGACAGAACTAAATGCCATTGATTTGTTATCCATCTTATAAGGATTTAAATCATCGTTTGGTTTTACACAGTGATAAATGCAAACATCATCATGCGGAGCTGTTTGAACAATCTTCATTATTCTTTTTGGTAACTTATCTCCAAACTGCTGATACGCAGCTCTGGCAGACATCTTTAATTCACGATGAATTGTATCCACAACACCTTTGTTGTTTTCCTGGATATAAATTTCTTTAATGTGCCTGGTTGAAAATCTTATAAAATCTTTTTCATCATCTTCAATCATCATACAGCCAGTACCAAAGGCTACCATGTCTGTATATAATTCATGGATCTCTTGTTGGAAGTTAGATCGATCTAATGCCATATACATGGTATCGGTACATGACTCTAGCCATTCTTTATTCTGTTCTACATTAGAAATCATTTCATCTTTAAATCTCATGGAGAACCAGGGAGTTGCTGCGTTTGTCAGCATTCCATGTAATGATGATGATAATAATTCTAATGCGTGTAAAGCTGTGCCATCAAAAATTCTTTCAGTTCTTTTATCACCCCTGGATCTGGTGGTAGTGACATCAGCTCGTCTAGGTAAACAATAGTCAGCGACTTCTTGCCAATGACTTTCCCAGTTTTGTCTTTTGGTTTTTAATTGACTAAACTGGCTTTTTAAATCCTTGCCATGCATTATCTGATTAATCCACCTTTCTCATTTCTTTGACCACCTAATAATGTTTTTTGCTGTTCAGCATTAAATTTAGCGTAGGCTTTTACACCCTTCTCATATTTCTGCCTAGCGGTTAATTCTTTTTGTACATTCTCTTTTCCTAAGATTGCATTCATCGCTATCCCTACTGGTCCAACACCTTTTTCAATCATGGTAGGTACAATACCTTTTACCTCTCTTGGTTTCGGTGTGTACTGCATATAATTTTTTGTTGTTGTGCCTGGAGCAGAACTAATAGGCTCTCTGAGATATGCTGGATCTTTTGCTTTACCACCGAATAAAGCTCTACTGGCATCTCCTATCATCTCTCCAAATGTTGGTGCAGACGCAGCTATTCTTCCTGTGTAATCTGCTGCTGTAGCTCCAGTTTTCATTACAGCTTTTGTTATTGGATTACCTTGAGCGTCTTTCATTATGTTACCTTTAGCATCTCTTTTATACTGGGTTAGACCTCCTACTTTTCCAGTAGTTTCTATGAACTGAATACCTCTACCCGCATCTGCGGCTTTTGCTAATTCAGCTTCTCTCTTTTTAGAGATCTCTCCACCCGTCATAATGTTTGACATTAATTCTTGAGTGGTGGCTGCTCTTTTTGTTTCTCTTGATTTAGTTGCTGCTTCTGATCCCATCTTATCCGCCTAATAAAGTTTTCTTATAAACTTGTGGATCTTCTTCCACGCCTTTTTTAGAAGTTAAAATAGTTTTTGTATAACCAGCTCTTTTCTTCTTCATTGTTTGTGCAATCATTTCTGTAGACTCAGCTGGTAATTCTTCTCTAGTCGCAGCTGGTACTTCAGGCAGCGGAGCTGGAGGTGGTGGCGGAGCTGGTGTCTTTGGTCTTAAAAATCCCATGTTCAATCCCTCCCTAAAGGATCGTAGTTTAACCCCTCTGCAAATCTCTGCACAGGAGCAGTGTTGTTAAAATCCAAATCTCTAATTGCAACAGCGGCTGTTCGCCAGGCATCACAATAGTGACTTGACCAATCATGGATCGGTTTGGAATAAGTTTTTAATTTATCTAACCACTTACGATGATACCATCTCATCGCATCCAAGAATGGTTTACAGTTATCTCTATCAATATATGTGCGATTTAGCAAGAGTTGTCCAGCATGGATACCATCTTCAATCGGCAGCTTTGGACAGACTCGGATAGGTCGCATTCCCATACTATAGGCATACTCTTTCCTGGAATGTCCAGTAGACATCTCTCTGTGATCTATATCGTGTGGAAATACAAAATTTCTAATAGGGTAGCCTGTTTGTCGGATATAGTCTGCATAGTGATCCAGGCTTTTGTTATTATTACTATAACAATCAAATACAATAATAGCTCGGTCAATAGGTTGGATGAATAATAAACTGGTATCATCTGATATTCCTAAATCAAAATAAACATCGACAGGATAGCCAGGATCAAAGGGAAACTTACCAATTTGTTTCTTTTCTTCCATCTTATCAATAATTTTACCATACACCGCACCGCTTACATTGGCTGTCCAAGAACATTCAAATTCCTGTTGATACTGATCCTCGGTCATCAGTTTCCTTGCTTCTTCTAATTCTTCTTTAGGTACGAGGTTTGTTTCACTAGCTTTATGAATAACTGTTAGCCAGGCTGCATCTCCTTTAGCCTTTTCATACAAATCATAAAACGAGTTCATTCCTTGTGGAGTTCCGATGAAGTAAATATTACCCAAGCGGTCTGCCACTGCTGGTCGTAAGATCTCTGGAAATAGTCTTTCATCCATCTGAGCATACTCATCACAGAAGATCTCATCAAAGTATTGACCACGAGCAGAGTCTGGATTTTCACTACCAAACAAAGATATTCTCGCTCCTGTCGGGAAGTCAGCTCTTAATTCTGTTTCATTAAACTTCATGCCAGGTATCTTTCGGGAATAATGTTTTAAATAATCCCATGCAATCAATTTAGCCTGGACTCTAGTAGGAGCAAAGAACGCACCTCTAAATGCCTTTTTTTTGCTCGTGAGAGCCGATTTAATAAGGTGGTTGATAGACATGACTGTCTTACCTCCTCGTCTGTGCATGACGATTACAGCAAATCTGTATTTACTTAATTCACCATGGAGCTTTTGTTGTTGTGGTCTAGGGGTATAAGGTATCTCTATTGTTTTCAATGTATTGTTTCCGTTAGAGCTAATAGTTCATCGTTGAAGTCTATTGCTAGATATTCGCACAATTCTCTGGCTGCTTTCACCATAGATTGTTCATCATCAAATTTACCAATAACAATAGATACTTCTTTTGTTTTACTGTTGATGACTATTTTAGCTGTTATTAGACTATCTCTGTCCAAGTGTCTTGAACTCCCATGTATTATATATACTCAGACGCACCCCGCATTTTGGGGGTATCAAACTTTTATTTGTTCGTATTTTGTTCATTATTTTTGAGATTTTTTTACTATTTGTTGCATAACATATATTAGAGGTCAAACACCGCTATATTTTTCAATGGTTTTAGAGCTGCGACATTCTTGACTACTATATCTAGTGCTGGGTTTTCTCATTATCCTCAGAACTTCTTGTCGTGTGTGCGAGATCTGCTTGTTTATCTGTCGTGCTGCCAT